GTGAAATGCTTCTGTCCTCCGGGCATGGATGCATCTCCTGCGGCACGAAAAAAGCGTTCGCTTGGCACGCCGGGCACTACCGAACCACAGCCGCCGCCCCACAACTCCGGTTCAATCCCGACAATATCTGGCTTCAGTGCCACGCCTGTAATGTCCACAAATCAGGGAATATCGAAGCCTACCGCGCCGCGCTGGTTGACCTGATCGGCGAAGAGCGTGTGTTGGCACTCGAAAGCAACAACATAACCCACCGATACACCCGCGAAGAACTGGACGGTATCCGCGCCGATGCAAGGGCAAATATTCGTGCACTGAAACAGGAAAATCCCGCATGACTACAGACAACATCTTTCAAATTGGCTGGGCGGTCCTGCTGGCGCTCGGGTACGTACGGGACTGGTTCTCTATGCAGGAGGGTAAACGGTGAGATTCGAAAACTACATGGCCGATCATCTACGGCTGCGCTGGCAACGTCTTCGCATCTGCCGCTTTCGCGGTTCGGTGTTAACGGATTATCGAATTCTACGAAACTACATCAGAACAATGAGGATTGCCGGATGAAGCTGGAGTCATTACCGAAGTACTTTGCGCCGAAATCAATGGTTCCCGGCACCGTTTCATGTGGGACGAGCGGCGACGCACTTTCAATAACCGATGTGATGGCAGCGCTGGGCCTGGCGAATTCAAAAGCATCTGTCGGTATCGAACTGTATCTGGCCAAAGCAGGGGTGCTGGCACCGGATAACATTATTGCGTTCTTAACCCGGCTGGCAGAACGGCGTGCCAGCCGTAACCAGTCTCTTCAGAAAATGACTGTGGCCGCGAGAGAAGACTTCCTGCGTATTCTTGCCGGTTTCGTATTCCGCGACTATTCACTGAGCGCGGCAAGCCTGGTGACGTGCCAGAGTTGTGCCGGGGTGGGATTTATTGATGCGGAAGTCTATACCAACAAGGTAACCTGGCCTGACGGTAAACCGCCAAAGTGGGTGAAGACCACAAAAGGGATCTCTCCCTCCGACTGGGAAGTGTGGAAATCAGTACGCGAACAGGTGCGTGTGATTTGCCAGCCCTGCAACGGGAAAGGGAAGGTGAAGAACGAATGCCGTTGCCGTGGGCGTGGAGAAGTACTCGACAAAAAGAAATCACAGCTACAGGGTGTGCCGGTTTACAAACAGTGCCCCAGATGCAAAGGGCGCGGCTTCCCCCGGCTGAAAGATACCGAGGTGTTTAAGGCGCTCGGTGTTACTGAAACCACCTGGCGGCGAAACTACAAATTGCTGTTCGATCGCCTTGTTGAACAGTGCCACATAGAGGAGTCACAGGCTCAGACAGCATTAAGCAGAGTGACGCATTAAGAAGCTATTGCAAACGTGGCGGAATTTGGCTAATCTCGCTTCAACGATGGGATATTACGCCCGTGACGTTTACAAGATTAGAAACCTCGCTATGGCGGGGTTTTTTTATTTCCGTTAGTTACCGCGTGAACTGAATCACCCCTTCGATTAATCGATATTCTATATTCAAAGCGTGGTGACAAACCGGACAAAGGGCCCGGTAAATTTAGCAGGAGGCATTAATAAGAGTTCCTGTTGCCAGCGATGGTTACCGGCACCACCAACTATGCACGCTGTGTATAAATGGCCAGCCTGAACAACTGGCCCTTTTTCTCTCCATTTTCCTTTATTGAAAAATTAACTTATTGTCGCAAGGGCGAAAATTTTAGACCTCTGAAATTTGCATAGATCGCTTTGATTTAGCGCCACGTAGTAATTGATGAGCTATATTATATATGCAATGGAAATGCGTTCTAATATAGCTCAGGTGGGTTTATGCCCACAGTAACGACAACCGCAAAGCAAGACCCTGGACCAGCTGGATACATGCCTGCTGGTCTTTTTTTCTGGACGTATTCATTGCAGGTGCATTTGTGATCTCAGTTACAAAGAGTATCTTTACGAACCTAAAGAATGGAAAATATCGCAGCGGTAACTATGCTAAAAGTGCATTCTTTGACAGTCATAAAAAGAAAAAACTGATGGTGGATCCCCCTGTGCGGAGGGGCGTTCCAGAAGATTACCGAAAGGTAACCTCTCAGTACGCGGGAACAGATTCTGGAGATGTTCTCACCGGGAGGCACCCGGCACCATACAGCCATGATCTACCTGATATGACCTGTTCGTCCGAGCAGGTCTTTTTTTGTGTTGATTACGCAGAAATATCAGAGAGGGTTTTCTGCGGTGCTACCAGAACTTTGATCCACACGAGCGTTTATGACTTTCAGCTCAGTTGTTTTTCGAGCAGCATAATCTCGTATAGTTTGATAAAGGTCTTTATTTAGATATTTCTTATTAATTGATAAGTTTTTATAGATAAAAACTATCTATTTATAGGGTAAGTGCTAGGCTTAGATACCATACCTTTGCCTGGCATTCCAATGCGAACTCTCCTTACCTTCTATCCGATCCCGATGCTTATCAAGCACATCCAGCCATCTGGGTCAGAAAAACTTTATCCAGTTCTTGTCTCTGACGTAACAGACTCTGAGGGTACCAGGTACGCAAGGTACCAGAATGGAGCTGAAGTGCGTATGTCAGAATTACGTTTTATTCAGCTTGAGATTGCCCAGGCAGATCTTCCCAACCTTGCGGCAACACCTCTTCCGGAAGAGGTTATTAAACGCGATATGCTGCATTAACATCTAAAAATCATTCTCAATTGAGGCTCACTTCGGTGGGCCTTTTTTATTTCCCCTCATTCCTGAGAGGACTCACCACTAACGAGGGGGCGTAATGTCCGAACCTTTTTCCGGTACCGCAGCCGCCGGCAGCGCGCTGACCGGCGCAAGCATCTATGGACTGCTTACCGGCACTGATTACGGCGTGGTGTTCGGCGCGTTTGCCGGGGCCGTGTTCTACGTGGCCACCGCTGCCGACCTGACGATATTTCGCCGTTCCGCGTATTTCGTTGTTTCGTATTTCGCTGGCGTATATGGCTCCGGGCTGGTGGGTTCGTGGCTGGCGAGTATAACGGGCTATGCCGATAAACCACTGGATGCGCTCGGCGCGGTGATTTTGTCTGCCGTCGCCATCAAGACGCTGACTTTTTTCAGTGAACAGGACCCGCTAAAGCTGCTGGCACGCTGGAGAGGTGGAACCAATGGTAACTAACGATCCGCTGGTGCTGACCAACGTGGTGGCCTGTGCCGCCATTGTTCTGCGCCTGATGATGTTCCGTAAGCCAGGCGGGCGACATAACCCGTGGGCGTCATGGCTGGCCTACCTGATTATTATCGCGTATGCATCGGTGCCGTTCCGGTATCTGTTCGATTCGTATCTGCATACCCACTGGGCAACGGTCGCCATCAACTTAATCATCTGCGCCGCCGTGTTCCGCGCCCGGGGTAACGTGGCGCGCATCTTCCATGTACTGAGGCCGGAATGAAACAATCACAATTTCAGCTGGCGGCTGGTATAAGCGCCGGATTAGCTGAGCGCTGGTTTCCGCACATCGATGCGGCGATGAAAGAATTCGGAATCACTTCGCCAGCAGACCAGGCGATGTTTATCGCCCAAACCGGGCATGAATCGGTAAGCTTCTCCCGGCTGGTAGAGAGCATGAATTACAGCGTGGCAGGCCTGGCGAATTTCGTCCGCGCCGGGCGACTCACTCAGGACCAGGCAAACGCGCTGGGCCGTCGCTCGTATGAAAAGGTGCTGCCACTGGAACGCCAGCGCGCCATCGCCAATCTGGTGTACAGCAAACGCCTGGGCAACAAAGCGCCGGGTGATGGCTGGAAATATCGCGGCCGCGGCCTGATTCAGATCACCAGTCAGGCAAATTACACAAAATGTGGTACCGCGCTGAAACTCGACCTGGTAACCAGCCCCGAGCTGCTTGAGCAGGACCGTAATGCGGCTCGTTCAGCGGCATGGTTCTATGCCGCTCATGGTTGCCTGCTTTACTCCGGCGACCTGGCCCGTGTCACGCAAATCATTAACGGCGGACAAAACGGGCTTGAAGACCGCCGGCAGCGTTACAACCGGGCGCGGAGTGCGCTGGTATGAAGTGGCGATATGTTCTGCTGACGCTGGTGGTCAGTCTCTCGGCGACGGCGCTTATCGCCTGGCGTTCCGGATGGAATGCCCACGCCGACCATGTCAACGCGCTGGCGGCGGATAAGAAAGATAAGGCCGATAAAGCCATCCAGCCGGTAGAGAAGAAATCCGCTGTGGCAAATGCCGAAGCCAGAGTGATTTACCG